GATTTAGATTTAGACGAATACACATCAACAGATGATGAGAAAAGAATTAAGATTCCTTACATCGTAACAATCGATGAAGGCTCAGGTAGAATACTAAGTATATATAGAAACTACAGACCTGATGATGAACTGTTCAGACGCAGAGAATATTTTGTACATTTCAAATTTTTACCAGGTTTAGGTTTTTATGGTTTTGGATTAATACACATGATCGGTGGTTTGTCAAAAACTGCTACTGCTGCACTAAGACAACTATTAGATGCAGGTACTTTAAGTAATTTACCAGCGGGATTCAAGAGCCGTGGTATCCGAATAAGGGATGATGATCAACCCTTTCAGCCTGGTGAATTCAGAGACGTAGACGCACCTGGCGGAAACATTAAAGATCAGTTTCAAATACTCCCCTTCAAAGAGCCAAGTCCTACCTTGATGAATTTACTAGGCTTTGTCGTGCAAGCAGGACAGCGTTTTGCTTCTATTGCTGACATGAAAGTGGGTAATGATACACAAAATAGAGCAGTTGGAACAACATTAGCACTCTTGGAACAAGGCTCACGGGTCATGAGTGCAATACATAAGCGTTGTTATTATGCAATGAAACAAGAATTTAAGTTGTTGCATGAGATTTTTAGCGAATATCTTCCTCCGATTTATCCGTATGCGACTTATGGTGGTAATCAATTTGTAAAAGCAGCAGATTTTAGTGAAGATATTGATGTTATACCATATGCGGACCCTAATATCTTCTCCGTTAGTCAAAGGGTCACGCTTGCTATGGAGCAGTTACGTGTAGCACAGGCTGCTCCACAGCTTCATAACATGCGAGAAGCATTTAGAAGGGTGTATGAAGCACTTGGGACGAAGCAAATTGATCAAATTTTGAAGCCAGAACCTCCAAAAATACCAAAAGATCCAGCTTTGGAGAATGCAGAGGCTTTAAGAATGCAAGTTCCTAAAGCTTTTACAACACAAAACCACGATGCACACATCGTATCACACATGGCATTTATAAATACACGTATGGTACAGGTAAATCCGATGGTTTATGCACTTTTACACGCTCATGTTGCTGAACATGTGTCTATGAAAGCAAGAGCACAGGCCTTAGCGATTGTTACAACACAAAGACCTGACTTAATGGCGATGAAAGATCAAAATCCAGAGCTATTTCAGGTAGAATTTGATAGTATGGTTGCTTTACGTACCGCTGAGTTAACACAAGAGCTACAAAAAGCAGAAGAAATTACAGGAAAAGGTGATGATTTAGTTCAATTAAAGCAAAGAGAGCTAGATTTACGTGCAATGGACATGCAAAGACGTAATATGGAGTTTCAGCAAGAAGAAATGAGAAAAATGGGTGAATTTGATCAAAAAATTGACCTTGAAAAGATGAAAAGAGAGGATCAGGAAGCACAAGCTAAGGAAAGAATTCGTGTTGCTGATGATAAAACAAAGATTGCAGCTACAAAAGTAGCAAATGACATTATTAAAGGAGGTAGAGGTGTCTAATAAAATATTAAATCCTTCTGTTGCTAATAAAGTTGTAGATAAAATAGTGAAAAGTAAAAAATATTCCTACGTTAAAAGAGCTATGAACCCTAAATCTCCTACATTAAATAAGAATGAAACTCTTCAAACAAAGGGAGCAAACGGTAAGTTATTTCCAACTATTAGAATGAATAAAAGAGGTAAACTAAAAAAGTATGAGGATAAGCAAGCAATGAAAATAGCAAAACAAAAAAAAGACGCTATATCGATTGTAGATATAGCACCTACCTATGTAAGTACAAAAGATGTATCTTTAGCTTTATCAAAAAGAATAGGAGAAGCAAGAGGTGTTCCGCCCAAAAAAGGTCCTAATCCTCAAGGACTGAAAATAGGAGCACTATCAAATTTAGGTTGCCCTCATCGTGAAAATGGTGTAAAAAGTGATATTAAAGGTATAAGTAATATACAAGTAAAAGGGAAAAAATTTATTGGTGTTAAATGATTGCTGGCGATTCTTTCGAATACGAATTCATTACAGAAGAAATAAAAAAACTAAACTTGAACGATATAGTCCTAACTTGCGAAATAGGATTGCGAAGAGGGCTTGGTTCTAAAACAATAATGGATGCTGTTATAGCTAAGGGTGTTGAAACGTATAGACACATAGCTATAGATCCTTATGGTAATTTAGACTATCAGCATTATGATGACACACCATCATCAACAGCAGATTATACAGATTATATGAAAGTAGAAACTTTATTTGATTTAGTAAAATATAAAGAGTTTGCTTTTTTTGAGTTTCCTGACACATACTTTTTTGAAACTATGAAAAGGGGTTATCCTATGAGTATAGATGGACAATTGTATATGAAAGACACTTATACTGTAGTTCACTTAGATGGACCTCATACCACTAATGCAGTAAATCACGAGATAAATTTTTTTATGCGACAAATGGAAGATGAAAGTTTAATTATATTAGATGACTATAAAACATATAATACAAAAACAGTAGATTGGTCACTAGAGAAAATAGGATTTAAAAGAGTGCGAGAAGGCGAAAGAAAACTAATTTTTAAAAGGAGTAAATAATGGCATTAACTGCATTAATAGGACCTGCAACTAAGTTAATAGGAAAATTTGTTAAAGATAAAGACTTACAACAAAAATTAAGTCACGACATAGCCACTATGGCAGAAAAACACGCACAACAACTTGCTCTTCAACAAATAGAAGTAAACAAAGCAGAGGCGAAAGGCAACTGGTTTCAATCATCTTGGCGACCTCTAATCGGTTGGATCTGTGGACTATCCCTTGCTATTAACTATATGGTTTCGCCAATTATGGCAGGTTTTGGTGTAGACATACCACAAGCTGACATGACGGTCATGATGCCTCTTTTATTTGGAATGCTAGGAATTTCAGGATTACGCAGTTTTGACAAGTACAAAAAAACAGATACTAAAAAGTAGTGGCAAAAAAAATTAAACATTTTGTTAAGTTAGAAACAAAAAGAATTAGAAGAAGGTTTAAACCAAAACCATTAAGACATAGAAAAAAACTAGGACCTAAAAGTCATTTAAGAATTGTATGTTAGGTGAGATATAAAGTATGTATGACGTAGACACAATAATTGCAGTAAGAGGTATGATTAAAAAAGAAATAGAGGTAGCTAAAGAAAATATCATCTACAGTCTAGACACAATAGAAACTCTACAGTATGCTAGAGGAAAACTCAATGCTTTAGAAGCATTGCTCCAGGATCTAAAAGACCTGCAAAAGAAAGAGGACATATGAAGCTAATAACACCAAAATACAAAACATCTAATAAAGATGTTGCAGTTCCTAAAGGTAAACAACAAACAGAAGAATATTTAGATTTAATACCTACTCCAGTAGGATATAGAATATTAGTTAGACCTTGGTCTGGACAAAAGAAAACAGAAGGTGGTGTAATACTATCTGATCAAACAAAAGAAACTATTGAGATGACAACAGTAGTAGGTCTAGTTATAAAAATGGGAGATCTTTGTTACAAAGATAAAGAAAGATTTCCAAGTGGAGCTTGGTGTAAAGAAGGACAGTTTGTAATTTATGGTAGATATGCTGGAGCAAGATTTAAAACCAAATATGGTGAGCATAGAATTTTAAATGATGATGAAATTATTGGAACAATAAAAAAACCAGAGGACATCCTCGCATTATTTTAAGGAGTAAATATGTCGCAAGAACAATTAAAGTTTAACAGAGAAGATGAACCTGTATCTGTAGGTGAAGATGCACACGAAGAGAAAGAATTAAAAGTAGAGGCAAATAAAGAGGAAGAAAAACCTCAACTTGAAGAAGTAGACTTAGGCTATACCGATCCTAACAAAAAAGATACAGAAGCAAAAATAGTAGATGAAAAAAAAGTAG